GCCTGTTCCAAAACCTAAATAATCACCGTTGTGGTTGTATTCCACAAATCCTGAATATTCACCTGCCCCACCTGCGTCGCCATCAGAGAAGTAAAGCGAACCATAGTTTGCCGCTCCAGATCGAATTGTTATACCGCTGTTTCCACTATCTGCAACAGTTAAATTATCGGCAAGTGCTGCACCTTCAGTCGTTGTCCCCAGCAACAGCCTGCCTGAGCTGTCGATTCTGAGTCTCTCACTATTGTTAGTTTTTAACAGAATAGGATGAGACGTTGCGGTTTGAAGGCTTAAGCCATTGGAGTCATTAAAAACATATGCTCTCGAAGACTGATTAGCTGTTGCTAAATCAAGAACACCGCCTTCATCATTGGCTGGTCCATGAATAGACAAGCTGCGATATAAAGCAAGCGGCGACGATGTTCCAATGCCAACGTTGCCTGAGCTGTCGATTCGCATCGCTTCACTGGCACTCCCAGCGGCTGCAGTGTGGAACTGCAATGCACCGTCGTCTTTGTTTGTTGTATCAGTTCCAGTGCCACCGATAATCCGAGCAACCTGGGTACCATTCCAGTTAAAGTCGAGAATACCTAATGCAGCGTCAGCGCCAGACCTATTAGCGTGAAAATCAATCTTACCAAAAACATTCGTAGAACTTGAAATTCGTATACCTTCATTGTTGGAATCTACTGCTATATCTAAGTTGTTTGCAGGACTTGTTGTTCCAATCCCAACCGAACCAGTCGTAACTACATTCTGGCTACCAAAGTTAGGGCTAATCTTTGTGCCTGCAATAGCAGCATCAGCCTTAACCATCGCATTGTTGATGGTATCGTTACTTGGTGCACCAATATTTACAGAAGTACCTACAGTAACAATAAAGAACTCAGATCCAGTAGCAGGAGCTGCAGCAAGAATGATGTCAGCGTTGTCAATAACAAAGCCTTCAGACGGTTGTGACGTGCCACTGTTAGGCTTTTGGATCACACCGTTAATGCTTACGATATGCTGCTGTGCGACGCTTCCAGGGTTGCTGAGGGTAAACCTATAGGCAGAGCCGTTGAACGTGGCAGAGCCGCCTCCAGTGCCCCCTGAAGAGCTTAGAGTGTTGATAAAGTAGTTACCAACAGCTTGTACTTCTTCCCATGCAGACACAGTGGAGTCATACACCAGCATTTTGCCAGTAGACGTGTTAAAGAACAGGTCACCAGCATCTAGATCTGTGCTAGGATTACTAGAACCAATACGATATCGGGCAAAGAAATCGTTGACATCATCGTTTAGTTGTGCAATATCAGCATCTGTACCTAAGACTTTGTGGTAAGTATAGGTATTAAGAGTTGAAGTAGAGACAACTTGCAAACCTTGACCAGCAGGTAAGGTGCTGCTTTGTAGTGCAGTTGGGAAGCCAGTGATGGTTACAGCAGTACCACCAGTGGTTTGACCACTTGCAGTACCTGATGCACTAACTACCAAACCACCTGCATCAGAAATAGACACGACAGTGCCTGCATCATCAGACGGATCAGGGTTAGTAGTGGGGAAACTATTCTCGTTTGCGATGGCAACAAAGCCACCGAGATTGTCCATCAGACCAAGAACGTATCCACTGATAGCATTGGACGTTGGATACTGGGTTGTGCTGTTAGCTGTGAAGCTATTAGTCAGTGTATTGCCATCTAGTTGATTGATTTCAGTAGAATTAGCAGTGACACCATCCAAGATGTTCAGTTCAGACGTGCTAACAGTTGCACCATCTAGGATCTGGACCTCAGCTTGCGTAAGATCAGCCAGTGCAGATGCAGTAGTAGACCCCATAGTTGCCAGTTCACGTAGCTCAGCATCAGCAAGCTTGACGTTTGTGACAGCATTGTCAGCAATCTTAGGTGTAGTTACACCACTATCAGGAATCTTAGCGGTGGTTACTGCATTATCAGCAATCTTTGCTTCAACAACCTGGTTAGAACCAATCTTTGCACTAGTAACTGCACTGTCGTTGATCTTTGCAGTAGTGATTGCAGCATCAGCCACCTTAACAGTGGTGACATTTGCATCAACAATCGCTGCAGTATCAACAGAAGCATCTGCTAGCTCACTAGAAGTGACTGCATTAGCTGCAATCTCACTAGATCCAACAGCATTAGCAACAATTTTAGCTGCAGTAATAGCGTCGTTAGCAATTTTAGCAGTAGTTACATTAGCATCAGTAATCTTAGCTGTGGTAACAGCATTGCTAGCAAGCTTTGCAGTTGTCACACTCGTGTCTGCAATCAGTGCTGTGGTAACGTTACCGTCAGAAATTTTTGCGGTAGTTATTGCATCGTCTGCAATGTCACCGGTAGCAATCGTACCATCAGAAATTTTTGCACTGGTAATTGCAGAGTCAGCAATCATGCCAGTAGCAACAGTACCGGTATCACCAGTAGTAACAACAGTACCTGTTACGTTAGGTAGAGTAATCGTACGGTCAGCAGTAGGATCAGTGACCGTAAGAGTCGTCTCATTTGCATTGTCAGTTGCACCTTCAAACACAATGTTAGCGTTCTGACCGAAGTTCAGATCACCGGACATAGTGCCACCAAGTGACTGCAAAGCGTTGTTGTCAACTTCTTGTGCAGTAAACAATACCTGATCAAAGTTATTGTTCAGGTCCTCTGCTTTTACAGCCGAGCCAGCAAAGAACGTTGCTGTCTTTTCATCGTTGTCGGTATCACGGAAGATAATGATTGCAGCACCGTTAGAGGGAGCCGTTGTGAATGATACCGTCGTTGCGTTGGCTAAAGTGAATCCAGTTGTATTTACGCCGTCAATTTTAGCTTTGACGTCGGCTTGTTTGATATAGGGGAATGTAAAAGAGAAATTGGTGGTGGAGCCATTTCCTGTGAATAGATTTTGTGTTACAGCCATTGCATGTTAGTATCTGTTAGTTATCGAAATTTGTTCGATAGGTCTGTGAGAACCTTTCGATTGAAACTTTGTTTTGCTCTTGCCGTTCACGTTGAACACCTTGCAGTCTGGTAACTTCATCGATGTCGTTACGCTTAGTTGCTAGATCAATTAGCTGTTTATTTCGGATGGATTGCACAAGATCAGGACGGATTTGTAGGAGAGCTTGTTCAGCAACGAGCTGACCCTCTTTAACAACTTTGTCCATTTCTCTGTACAGTGACGTTTTCTGTTCGTCAAGAGCATGATCATCAAGACCAACGTCTGCACCAACAGCACGGTGTGCTCTAATCTTACCTAGGATGTACTTATATTTTGGTTTATCTAAAATTTTCTCCATTTGTTGCCAACGTTGTTGTGAACCAAAATGACGTTGGATGAACTCGAATTCTTCTGGGCTGTACTCAACAGAACCAGTAGAATCTCTCTTCAATGCACTAAGACCTTTCCAACCTGAAGTGTTAAGTTTTTCACGCCAAGGTTCCGGTCCGTCAATCATTGGGAATGGGCTGACAGCATTAAATGCACGCATCCAAGGGTTGTCAATATGTCCTACAGGCTGACCAGTCCAAGAATCAATGACCATAGGCAGGTCTTTGCTTACAAGTGGGAACCGGCTTTGGACTTGTCCGACAAAATCATCGTGGATGTTTTTAACTGTGCTATCAAACATCTTAGTAACCATGTTGATGCCAGAGCCCATTGGTACGTAGTTACTTACAGTGCCCGACAACAGTCGAATCATTCCAGTGTCGTCGCCGCCAAGCATCTTAACAATCGGTTCTAAACCTGTAAGGAGAACCATGTCAGAGTACATAGACGTCAAAGTCCACTGAATTTTTCTACCCATATTGTCCATCATTGCTTCATCAGCGTCACCAGCGTAATAAGCTAGATCACCGAGCAAAGTCAAAAGTGGATCTACACCAGGAATACCTTTGTAGCTGTACCATTTACCGCCAAGGTAAATAGTTTTTGGTACGTACCCATCCTGACGTTCTCTGTAACGACGTGCTGAATTGTAATGACCAGATCCACGAATGTTTCCAGACGATGCAAATCCCCACATAGATTGGTAAAACAGGCCACTAAACGCTAGACGTCCAATGTATTCCCTTTTTAAGTTTTGAAAGATTGCACGTGCATTAGGGTCCTTGTCAAAATCAACGTCATGCTTAGCAAGTGCTTTTCTAATATCATCATCGCTTTTTGCCCAAATAACATCACCTTGTTTTGTAATCCCAGGAATTGCACCTAATGCATTATATGAGGCTTCTAACTTCAAAGCATTGGTGCTAGAAGTTGGAAAGTACATAAAGTTACGTAGGAATGGATATTGATCAATAGCGTTGTTTGCAAGTGCAGCAGCTTGGTCGTCAAGGTTAAGGGCAATCTCACCAGCAGCGTTTTTGGCTGCCTTGTCAAGCAATACACCTCGGCTGTCAAACATAGACTTGAAAACTTCATGCTCAGCTTCACGTAATGCTTTTTCGTCGATGTAACCAAACTTACTAAATACGTTGTCGTAAGCACGGATACGTGCAGTCAACGAAGCAAGATAAACATTCGTCCCTTGGTCAACACCTGACATACCAATCTGTGACGCACGACCAAACCTGCTATTACCAAACAAATGAAGTGACTGCGCCATACGCAGCTTCATAAGTTCTCCATACTTACCTTCTTTTTTAAGAGTAGGTGCAAGCATGTCAAAAATCTTTGTCTTGTCGTCAGCATGTTTTTGGAAGTCTTTACGAATAAAATCCTTGAACTCATCAGGGTTCATAAAACCCTTTTTAATAAGATCAAATCCGTCAACTACAGCACGTTTAGCTGTTTCATAGCTGGCTGCGTAGTAGTAAGCAAACCGTTCAATAGATTTGATGTCACCGGCCATAGCTGCGACACCATGTCCTAGACCTGCATTGATAGGCTTACGCAACAGTTCAATCGTGTTGCCTTTAAATGCGTTAATAATTGCACGACCTGAAAGTTTGCTTGCGTACAGTGTGGCTGACAAACCTTGTCCAAAGTAAGTTGCACCTTCTGTGTCACGGTTGACAATAAATGCACGTCGGAACGAAAGTTGTTTTTCTGCATACGCAAGAAGTTTTTCCAAACTGTCAACTTTACCGCCAGTAAGTTCAAAAGCTTTAAACAACGGCATCATTGCCGCTGGGTTTTCACGTGCAAGCTCAGCCAGATTTTCGCTAAATGTGTTTGCTTCTTGACTGACTCGACGACGACCTTCTTTAAATTCTTCTAAAATTGTTGCGAACTGCTCTGCATTTGTAACACCATCTTTAGGGTCAAAGTTCTTCATTTGCAACATATTACCTGACACGTACTGGTTTAGACGCACTTCTTCATATAGAAAGGCAGCTTTTTTAAGCATTAAATCGCGTGTCATTAAGGTGTCGTTTGCATAGTCAAAACGACGTAGACCTTCAGCTTGTGTAGCTAATTCAGCACCTGCAGTTTGCATTGCACGTGATGATGCTGCTAAAACTTCTTCACCAATAAACTGGTTGTACAGGTCCATGTAGGCAAAAAACGCAGCGCGTGATTGACCCTCTGTTGCAATTTCTTCAGCGTAGTCATCAGTCAATTGAATAACAGAACGCTTGGTGTGCATAAAATCACGAATCTCATCCACAGAGTTTGCACTCATCATGCGTTTGTAATACGCAAGAGCATCAGCATCAAGCTGAGACCGCTTCATTCTAAAGTTACCTACTTTGTATTCAAAGTCACCAACTCTGTTAGCACGTTCTGCAAAGTCAACTACAAGGTCACGGGCGTCTTGACTAGCACCATCTGCAGCAGCAAAAGCATGTTTAGTGATTGCAGGCGGTGGGTCACCAACTACTTCACCTCGGTTGATGCGTGCAGTTTCACCCATGTTGCGGGCTTCCTGACCTGCTTCGTCAAACTGCTTACCCATAGCCTGATCGTTGACAAAGCCAGGACTAACATCTGGATCAAAGTCAACACCGTCAGGGTCACGACCAACTTTACCCACACCTGCGTTGTGAGTTTGTGTTGCAACGTCTTCTTCTACTGCACGTAGGTAATCATCAATACTATCATAACTGTCAACTCTTTTCATCAGTTCAGCACGCTTATCTTTTAGCGTCTGAATAAATTTTCTGTCACCTTTGCCCGTTTTTAAAACCTCGTCGATCTCAGCAATTTCTACCAAGACGTTAGTGTCAGAGGTACGTGCTGTTTCACGTGCAACATATTGTTGTGCAGTATCGTCTAGTGGTTCAATAAAATTTAGTTTCGGTTTACTACCACCTTTAAGATACCCAGCATAACCAATGATATTGCCGACCACAGAAAGCATACCATCAGCATATAAGTTTTTTTGACGACGTACTTCTGCCGTGTCAGTGTCAAGAGTTGCTAAATTATCAGAAATAGGTAACAAACCTTTTTCACCAAACACACTAGGTGCAAGATCTTGCAGTGCACGGAATGCATTGTCATCAGTACCTTGATCGCTCATTGCTGTGATGAATAAATCAGCACCAGTAGTCAAACCTGCACCGCTTAAAAACTTTTCAATACGGCCAAGGTTTGACATACCTACACCTCGTGCAATTCCTGCACCTGCAACCATAGACGGTACAACAAGACCCATTACATCCCTAATGAACTTATGTCCAGGGTTGTCAAGTTTTGTTGCTTCGTCATACGCATCGTCTAAAGCAGCACCAAAAGGTAAATTACCAATAATATCCATTGGTAAATCTGCAACAATGCCTAATAAAGTTTTACTTGCTGATTCATAGTTTTTTGAACGTTCACTAACGACTTCTTCAAAAGTCTTACGTTTGATACCCTCATCTCTGCCGTAGTAACGTTGGTAAAAGTTTTTTTCTGCTTTATCACGAGCTTCACTTGGCTCCATACTACGCCACTCATTCATCTCACTCCACATTTGCTTACGCTTGTCACGAGTATCAAGCGGTAAGGTCACCGTCTGTTTTTCACCGGCAGCAGCAGATGCAGCAGATGCAGCTTCAGATACAGGTTCTGATGGGTTTTCTGGCGGTATGTTATTGCCTAGATTTTGTTGAATCTGCTCTTCTCGTGTAATTGGTTGAAGTCCGCCTTCCGCTTCAATTTGCTCTGCAGAGGGCTCTTCAAAATATGGAGAGGTAGTTGGCAAGTCAAGTTTCTGCTCAACTGTAAGATCTTCCTCTGTAGGAATCGTGTAAAATTGATCGTTCATCGGATTTCAAAATGCCATTGGATAAGTTCACCGTTGCTGTAGTAAGGGATAAGTTTGACACCATACTCAGCACCATGTCTTTTAAGTAAATCCCACGTGGGTGAACCAACAGTCACATCAATTGCATTACCGGTTAGGTGTGCAGAATTAGCAACGCCACCAACTTTTGCATTATGCTCAGGGGTACGTTGTGCGCTGTTAATGTCAGAGATTCTAAAATCAGGGTATTGTTTCATCATGGCAGTCAAAGCACGTGCCATCTTTTCACCAACAACAAAGTCAGCGTTGTCACCCATTTTTGCAGGTTTATTTTCGATCATGACAGTAAAACCATCTCCAGTAGTAGGGCTGGTGTGTGGTTGAACAAGATCAGCAGTATCGAAGATGCTTTGAATTGCAGGAGTCGTAGGACGTACACCACCATTAGCTTGAACTCTGTAAGCTTCAAGACGGTATAATTCACCTAAAGATTCACTTTTCAGCATGTAATCTCTAAGACGGCCCATACGTGTTTCATCAACAGGGGCAGCATAAATATCAGATGCATTCGGACGCATACGTGTGCCTGAATCAAATGCTTCAGCGTGCTCGTTAAAGATTTCGTAAATAGGTTTTCCAGTTTGCTGACTCAGTGCACGCATTTCACGTGTTGTAAATACAGGATTACCTTGTGATATTGATGCGTCCATTCTTTTAAAAACTTCAGGTGTAAATGCTGGTGTGTTAACAAAGTTAGTGCTTTTGTTGAATTTCTCAATATCTTCTTTTTTTAGGGTCCGTCCCGTTACAGCTTGTGTTGTGAAAAAAGCTTGTTTACTTTCGACATCGGCATCACTAGATTCAGTCACACCGTAACTACCCTTACCTGCAGCGATATCGTCGTAAACTTTTGACAAGGCTTTATCAAATCGTGTGTTAACGTCACCTTCTGCTTTACGATATTCTTGATAAAACTGTTGTACAGCAATATCAACGGTCGGTTGAAAACTTTCATGCAGTGTTTTATCTAAAGAAAAAACATTTAGTTTTGGACGTAACGCTGCCTTAATACGATTCTCCAGGTCAGTATCTGTAACACCTAACTTTTCCCAATCGTTTACTTCAGGCAAATAATCACGTTTAATCTCAGACTTCATAGAAGTCGGTGCATTGTCGTGTAGATGTCTAAGATAACTGTAATCACCAGAAGCACGTGCAGCCACTAGCTGACGTGTAATTTCTGACTCGTTGAAATCACCAAGTCGATTTTGTTGTGTCGATAAGTAATCTGTAGACACAGCAAACCCGTTAGATTTTGCTAAAGCAAGTTTTTCTTGCAGCGCTTCTTTGCTATAACCTTGGCTCTCCCAACTTTGATCAGCTTGTTCTTGACCTTGTGCATACAAACCTTCACCGTTAACCCAGTTTTCAAGATCAGAAGCATATTCAAGATCTTCACGTTTGTTACGTGCACTAACAGCACGGTTTTGTTTTTGAATGCGTTGATCACGTGCGTCATCACCTTCTTGGATTTGACGAAGGAATCGTTCACCTAGTGGCAGTTGCTTGCCTTGCTGCGGTTTGTAGGAAAGACCGTCATAGGATTTAATGTCTGTTAGTTCCTGGTCAGTAGTGTCAGGTAGATCTGCAATATCTTTGTAAGCTAAACTTACTGCAGCAGATGCTGACCTAAGTACACCATCTTTATCACGTGTAGTTTCGTAAGTACGTACAAGTGCTTCAAAAGCATCTCTACGTGCTTCAGAGGTACTTGCAGACTGCCAATTCACAAGGCGACTGTTAAGAAGTTGGTTGTTCTTTTCTACAATCTCTGCACGCCTTTGTTTTGCTTTGTATCCTTGTAGTTTAGAAGTAGCAGAAATTTTAAAATTTTCTACTTCTATCAGGCTACTATCTTGCAAGCCGTTGGCACCTAAACTAGTTTTGATGTAACTATTTAATGCAAGATTATAGTCAGCATCAGTACGTGTAAAAATGCCTCTTGATTCTAATATACTTTCTAGGTCTGTTCCAAACTCAGTTTCCAGACGTTTGTTGAGGCCAAGAATAATACCACGTTGATAACCAACTGTACGGTCTACATTAGCTGATGTGCCAAGGATATATTGTTGCAGTTCAGGATTGGTTCCTACAGCTTCCGCTTGTGCAAAACGTTCCTGATCATTAGTACGGAATGCCTCGCTAAGTGCTTGTGCATTAGAAGACACAGACTGTTGACCCGCCTGCTTTTGTTTTGCTTCTTTAGTTTCTTCTGCTTCTTTGTAAAGTTTGACAGCAGCCTGTGCAGCCACACTGCCAAATGTTCGACTAAATTGTCCAAGCTGTTGTGCTTGTCTTTCTAGTTGTTTGGCTTCTGCCATCGACTTACGATACTCTTGTTGAGCACGTTCTGAGATGGCTTGTTGTTTGTTACTGTAAATTTTATCTTCAAGAGCTTTTACCTCTTGTACATTTTGTGCCGCAACTGCATTTGCTTGCCGCGTGCTGGAGATAAAATTCTTATCTCGTTGTTCTGTACGTGCTGCTTGCAGCTTAAGTGAATTGATCACTTGTTGATCACGACGACGTAGCTCAGTTAAGCCAGCGTCGCCACGTTCTTGACGACGGAACCTACCGCGTACGGCAGATCCCCTAAAACTTGAAGTCATTTATTTTAAGATATAAGCACCCATTGCAGAGCTTGCAATACCACCAACACTAGCCGCCAGACTACCCGCAAATGCTGCTCCTGGGTCTTGCATAGCGCCCAAGACAGGTTCCGGTCCGAAGTCAAATGGTTGTAGTTCACGTGGGTAAATAAACTCTGCTACAGGAGTAGCGATTGGTTTAATAGGTTCAGGTAAGGTTCCAGGCGCAAGCATCTTCTGCGCGTACGCAGCAAGGTCTGCCGAAAACTTATCTTGTGCAATTTCACGCATTGCAGATTTTGTACTACGAGCCGCACTAGTTGCAGTTTCAGCAAGAATAGATTGCTGCCTGCCAAGCTCAGCCATGTAGCTCTGTGCTACTTTTTCAGCACTTCGTCCAGTAACACCACGTGCTCTAGCAGATCCACGATTACGTAGTGATTCAATTATTAACTCTTGGTTGTCAAATGCAAGTTTTTGACGAGTCTCCATTAATGCTGTCAATTCGTTGCGAGCTGCATTACTTGCAGACTGCTCGTTTAAATTGATCTGTTCATTAAAAATTTGATTTGATCGTACAAACTGAGCATTGAGTGATTCTTGCTCACGATTGCGGATCATCATGTCGTAATTAAAACGACGTGCTGCTGCTGAATCTTGGTAGGTAGCAAGACGTTGTTCGTTACGCTCTTTAGTTGCAATCGTGTCAATAGTAAATTGACGATCAGAAACTAACTTATCACCACGAGCTTGGTAGGCTTGTTTATCATACTCGTGTTGACGTTGGACAGCTTCGTTTTGTTTTCGCGCCTGTTTGCTTGCAGAACTTGCACCAAAAATACCACTAACAAGACTGACACCTGCCATAATCCAGCCAGCATTATTGCTAACTCCTGATACTGCAAGTTGCTCGTCAATTAAGCTAGGACCTTTTGGATTAAACCCTTGTTCCAAATGAAACATAATTACAATTTCCTCTTATAGAATCTAGGTGTATAGTTTCCTTCCCACATCATGGAGTTTAGCGCAACAGGAAAAGGAGAATCGTTAAAAATTCGTAGGAAGAAATTGTCAGTGCGCTGATGGATTGGTATAGTAAATACAGTTTGTTCAGCCAATGCTACATCATTTGCAAGATATGTGTTTGCCTGAATCACAGGATTGAGGTTATACCACTCGTCAATAAATATTAAAATACTTGCATTGTTTGCAGGTGCTGTTGTAAATCTAATTTTTGTATCACTGACAAATGTGAATCCTGTTTCAACAATTCCATTCACTTTTACTTTAACTTGATCCCTATCTACAAAATCGATTTCCGTAGCAGTAAATGGGAAGTCAGTAGTAGTTCCATCACCAGTATAGGATTTGCTGTAAGGCAAACGTCCAGTTTGCTTAAGCTTGAAACCCATCACACCCGATAGACCTACTGAAAATTTCATACGTGCAATCGTAAGTGATGCAGTGAAATCAGTAATAGCGTCGTCGGGTCTGAAGTAAGTTTTTGGTAGCTCTACATCGAAATCATACTTATAACCAACAATGACATCACTAGCAACACTGGTCAGGTTTTTCTTCGGTACAACAAAGTGGTCTCCAGTACCATCGGTGTTCTGTGTAGGACTAATAGTAAAACCAGATTCAACAAAACTACCCGCTGCTGTACTACCTTTGATAACAAGTACAGGTGTCAATCCTGTAACTTTGTTAAATGGTAAGTAACACTTAGACTGTTCATTAGCAGAGTCATATACAACTGATGATGCAGTTGCATATAAGTCTACACATGGATTGACTCGTTGACCATCGTTGCTAACGATAATAGCCTGTGATGGTGATTGACTGAGGCTAGCCTTAGTTAAGGTAAATTGATTCGCTTGCTTAGTAACAAGGTACATGTCGTCACTATCGACAGCCATACCTTGTACATTACCTTGTACTTTCCACTCAAACCATGCTTGCACAACGTTCTTTTCACCGTCGTTGTACGTACGGAACAAGTAGATTTCATTGCTTGACTGTGTAGACATAGCAATAAATTGGTTCTGTGGACTAGCAATTAGAGTGTCAATTGTTGATGGAACCCATTCGTTAACTACACGGCCAATGTCAAGAACTTGTGGATTCTCTTCTTGACCACGTGTCACCATACTAAACGTACGTGTGTAGCTTGGTGTCTTACTGATAAAAGTAATGTTAGGACCTACATCAACTGGATCAACTTTAGTGTCCATTTCGTAGTTTGAGATGGCACGGATAATCGTTGACGTAGGTGTTAAAATGCCAGTGTCAGAAAACATGATAAACTGCTGCGTTTGAGCAAACAGAATTAAACCCTGTGTGGTAGGGATAACAGCGTGCAAAGCGGCAGGTCTAATAGACGAACAACTTAGATCAACAGGATCAGCATCTACAACAGTCTGTGCACTAACGTGGTAGAAGTTGAAAAACTCACCAGCTTGGCTCATAGATACATTATCCTTTGAAAGGAAGCCTAAGCGGTTGTTATGAAAGAAAGCCTGCTGAATTTTTTCGCCAACAAAACTAGGATGAGAATTAGTTATATCATCCCCCACTAACCTATCAGTGTAGCTTATCTGTCGAAACGTAAAAGCATTAGTAGCAGTGTTGATTAGTTCGTGAGGTACCGTAGATTTATCAAGACCAGATGACACAGCAGGTGATCGTGTCTCTTCGTAAAATCCAACACCGGACACACCATCATCGGCAACAAACTTAGCGTAGTAAGTATCATTTACACTTGCAGTGTTGATAACCTTAACTACGTGGTTATGAAAAGATTGTGTAGGCAGTTGAGATACGTTGTCAACCTGATCCTGAAACACAGACAGTTTGCTGTTATCTGCCCCGCCTTTTGCTGAAATAGTAAATGCAGTACGTGTTCCACTTACAACCCTATCGAGTTCAAGAGATGCAGCAAACTTAGTAACAGTCAGGCCAGTAATAGACAAACCATCAATAGCAGTCTTCAGGTCAGTCAATACGTCATCGTAAGTATCACTAGATGAAGAATTATGTTGTGTAATTGCATTGCCGTTTATAGTGACGTCAAAGTTGGAGCTAGCAGCTACACCAGACAGTACCAATGTTGCTCGTGTCTTTTCTACAAACGTAGGGTCTGCAACTTTGGCTGCAACAATTTTGTTGTTTGTAATGATAGATGTGTCTTGTACAGTCAGTACATCATAGTTATCACGGTCACCAGTTAGATATGTTTGTGCTCCTGCACCATAAGTAATAGTACACTGTGTACCATCTACGTTCCAAATAGCAATAGTACCATTGCCTGATACAGGCTTTGGAGTAATGACTCCAATGTATTTTTCGTCGTCAGTTCTGTGGATGAAGAACCACTTGCCTCCATCGTAGGTTGTACCAGTTCCCAGGTTAGCGATGTGCTCAAAACCAGGCCGTTTAGTCAGACCAAAGGTGGGGTCTGGATAGCCGTTAAGACACTCACGAACCTGTCCTGGTAGCTTTTTGTCATCTGATTGTCGTGATACACCACCAAGGTAGTTATTGATTCGTTGAGTAACGGCTGCCATTATCGTGTAAGAGCTTTGTAAGGTTGGAAACTGATATACTGATTAGTGTTACCAGCATGACCAAAATAAGTATAGTCACCCTGATTGCACTCATACTCCATTGCCATAGCCCTGCAGTATGCTTCTTTTTGTTGGAGGATTTGATACTGGTTAGCGTCACCCACAATACGACTAGAGACGATTGTAGCTGCCCGAGAAGATATAAAATCTTTAATAGGCTGTGGTAAGTCAACCCAATCAAATAGCCATACAACATCACATTCAAGTTTTGTGAAGCCTGTCCACTTGTAAGTGTGGTGCACTGGATCGTAGAGTTTGCCACTGCGACGGCTTGCTTTGTATTCGATGTTAGCAGGGACAGCACTGAGGTCAATCTGCAGAATGTTGGTAGGAATTTCTACTTCGTTGTCTGTGTTAGTAACAAACTCGTAGTTGTTCTCTTTGTTAAATGTCCATCCCTCCGCCTGTACTTCCCGAGAGACTTCTAGCAAAGTCTGATAGGCAATCGCAACGTCCGGGTTGGTTTGATCTAGGGTAGTCACAGGCGCTTGACCACATGACTGCAGAATTTGATTCACAGCGGGAAGTTCTTGCTGCGAGTTAGTGGTAGGAAAAGCCATATAAATAAAAAAAAAGGGACCCCGAAGGATCCCTGTAGGTTGATAAATCAGAATGCGGCAGGCTTGGTAGCAGTGCCAGCAAACAGTTCCACTGCACAGGCAGGGTTCAGGTAGTCTGCACCCATGGCGAGACGACCTAGGATCACGTCACCTTGGTAGACCACGGAAACGTCACCCGAGGTGACTTGCACCTGGGGACCAATGGCTTCAACACAACCAGCAGCTTCGCGCTGGAAGATCAAACCACAGGAGTTTGCGAATTCGGTTTCTTCACCATACTCATTGTTGATGCCAGTGACATCAGCAGCAGCATCTTCTACAGCTTCGCTGACAAAGGAGCCAGTGTTGCCGGGGGAAGTAGTGCCAGGGTTAGTAGCAGAACCAGTACCGTACTTGGTGCCATACTGGCTGAAGAACGGAATGTTCATGGACTTGTAGATCTTGATACCAGCAATCTCCACAATGCCCTGACCGGACTGCAGGCCATCGCCTTGCTCGTCACGGTTGATCAATCCGTTGTTGCCAACTTCTTGAATCAGTGCATAGTATTGACGTGGGTTCAGAATACCTACACGACCTTCTTGTGACACACCTTTTTCATCGAGGGCTGCAGCAGCGTCGAAGAAAGCGGTCGTCAGTTTCTGAGCATTATATGCATCAGATGCGTTGGCAGTAGCGCCAACACGGATTTGGGTGCCACCCGGCTCAACGAAGTTAGACTTCGTGATAGGGGAAGCAGCACGTGCACCACGAGTGACAGCGCGGAAGATCAGGCGATCATACTTCTGTGCAAGTGCATAACCGATCTTGCGTGAAATTTCAGAACGCAGATCGTAGTGGGCCAGAGTCTCATCCAGGTCATATAAGAATGCACTGGAGATGAGCAGATCATCAACTGTGATGGTCTTCTCAGCCACCGGAGGTGCACCGTCGGAGTTACCGAGGATTGCATTTCCGGGGGTATGGTACTCAGCCGTAGTGCGACCAGTGTAAATGAACTGCATGGATTTGCCGTTCTGCAACGTACGCTTCATGACAAGATCACGAGCGATAGCATTGTACTGGAAGCCTTTGAACATTTCTCCACTGAACAGTTTCAAGTAGAGAGCGCGGGCATCTCCCGCAGAGTTAGACTGACCAGGACGAGATAGACTCGTGGTCAGTGTAGAACTTTGATGTGCCATTGTAAGGAGTAAATAGTATTAACCAACTCCCAAAGCTTTGAGAAAAATTTTTGTGGTCTATCCCACCGTCTAGACGGCTAATGGGTATCCGCGTACGGGCCAAAAGCCAAGACAGGGTAGGTCCTACTTTGAGGTGCCTACCCCGCAGGCGTGGATGCTTTCCGGTCACC